AATATGTCCCCAGGATTATCAGGTGCCCCGTCATCATCTAAGTCACGCATATCGTACACAGGAGTATCATAGAAATCCTCAAAAGGTTTCTGTGCTGATGCACTACCAGTGATGAAAGGTGTGAAGTTTACAGTTTCACCTTGACACTGGATCCCTCCCCCATAAGTGTTAGTAATATATGGACCTTGTAAAACCTGGATAGCTTGGTTGGTCACTGAGCCAGAGCTATTTGCCACTGGAGCTGCAGTAGCAGACACACCACCTACTGATTCTGCATTTACAGGTGATGCTACTAAAGCAGCAATTATTGGGAGAAGATACTTGTGGTATCTGTTACGCTTGTGACCTCGGTCACTCTTTCGATAATCGTATGGTTTTGCAAACCAGGACCTTTGTACGTCTGCGTGAATTGAAACGCTGCTCCTGGTGTTGTTTGTGTGAATTGAGGTGTACTTGTCACGCCAGTCCATTGCGAAGTCACTCCGTTAATAGTTACAGTTACAGGTCCTGTCCCTGGAGACAGATTTCCATTAGCGGTTACACCACTACCTGTTGCGGAATATTGATAACCAGTTGAGTAGTCCATTGAATTTATGGTCTCGGTTATCTTTGATGTTGTTTCTGTGTGGCTCGTCATTGAGCCCTGCTGAAAATTTGGGACCACGGGGACCGCCTGGGCAGGTGCAAGTATGGCACTTACACCCACCACAGACAGGACACACCAAAGTATCGTCTTTCCAGAAGTCATCAGTCAATGACGGTGATCTCGCTCACGTATTGACCTGTAGCACTTGTACCTGCCCCACCAGCCGTCACGGTGAGAACACCTGCACTGGTTACAGTACCTGCCAGGGTGTCTTTTGTGCCTGCCGCATAAGTCGTAAGTGAACCGAAGTTAGGATTAGCACCCAAAGTTGTAGCACTTGTGGGTACAGCGTCAGCCTGTGTATAAGATTGACTGAAACTGAATGCTGCTCCAGCAGTATCCTGTGTGGCAGCAATAGTGCCAGGATTGTACACACCAGAGGTGATAGTACCAGCAGAAACTGTTCCTGCAGTTGACCCGTCCGTAGTATCAATATTTGATCCTGAGATACTGAACGAGGACCCAATTCTTGTGGCAGTAGCACGTGCAGCATCAACAGTCAGTTGAACACTTGCTGAGTGCTTAGTAACAAGACCACCAGCATATGCGGGTGTTGCCATCAAAATCATTCCAAAAGCTAGTAATGCTTTTTTCATTAACCCGTTTAATAAAGTTAGTTCTAAGCCTATTTAGCTAAAAGAAATGCTTGCGGAAAACCGAAAATGTAGCGTACGGAACTCCGAACTCTGAGACTGAAGATATATCAATAAATAACTCGTCGCCTTCGGGGACAACAAAAAAACTATCTCGCTTAATAAGGAGCTATGGACATTACTAAGTTTACGTCGAAAGACATCGACGCAATTTTTGATGCGTCAAAAAGATATTCTGTAGGTTTTGATGACCTATTTTATCGCTTGCATTCCTACGGAGTAGGATCACCAGGCGGACAGTATCCTCCCTACAACATCATCAAGGAATCTGAGGTTCAATGGAGGATCGAACTAGCACTTGCTGGATGGGACAAGGACGACATTGAAGTGAGCACTGAGAGCAACGTCCTGCTCATCAAGTCCAAGGCAGCGAAGAACAAGAGTGAGGAGGAGTATCTCCATCGCGGCGTTTCCACTCGTACCTTCGCTAGAGGATTCAATCTGAGTGACGATGTTGAAATTGGCACAGTCACCTTCACAAATGGACTTTTGGTGATAGAATTACGGAAGATCATTCCTGATCACCAGAAACTGAAGGTCTATGAAATTGATGCTACGGGTGCTGACACACCCAGTGACCCTGTTTAATGGATTGCTAGTGGGGACTTTGATCGTGATAGGACTCTTGCACAATCACGCTCACTACACTATGGAAGTTGATGCAGATTCTTATGTCAGAAACTGGTGTAAGAAGAACCCAGACACTTGTGAAAGTTTCATCAGTGACGATTACTGATATATAGTGTGCAACTAAAGAGACCACCCTGACGGGGGTCTCTTTTTGTTTGGAGGTGAAAATGAACCACTATGTAAATTGTACGCCCAAGTCGTGTGAGGAATACGAAAGTGTAACGCTTGACATCCCTACCGAATTTGTCGATGAGGTGCTATACTATGCACGTACACTTGCTGATGAAAAAAACATTCAGCAGCGTCGTGCTTTTGGTGACCTTGTTCGCAATGTTTATCAACAACTAACTGAAAAATCCTATGACCGTAAAAATCGTAAGAATGGTAAACGGCGAGGACGTGATCGCTGATGTTCAGGAAGCATATCCTGACCAGAACTCTTATGCACCTTTGGGGTATATGTTGACAAACCCCTATCAGATTACTATCGAAGCAACTGCTGAGATGTTGTTTGAGGAAGGTACAGAAGATACACCTCAGAAGATCAACGATCTAAACCTACAAATGTTTCCTTGGATCCCATTGTCCGAGCACAACAGAACGCTATGTGTTCTAAACAATGTAGCAACAATCTATAACCCACATCCAGAGGTTAAAAACAAATGGGAAAAATTAGCAGAGGCACAAAATGGTACCACTCAAAATAGTAATCCTCAAGGACCACAGTCACTTGATGGGTGAAGTCACTGAACTGGACGAGGAACCCTCGTACCTTATCAGTGGATGTAAAATGGTCACTGACGAGGGTATGTCAAACTACCCAAAGTACACTGACCAACGGGATATTTTCTTGACTTCCGACGTGATTCTTACTATAGTAGATCCGTCTGAAGAGACCATTACCAACTACAAGAAGGCACTTTGAGTTCAATCTATACTAACGTCACGTTGCTCGGTGATACCATTCTCTGCCGTGGGTATGAGAATGGTCAGCAGATCTCATTCCGAGAGGTTATCAAACCAACTTTGTTTGTGCCATCTCAGAAGGGCGACTGGAGGTCAGTAGACGGACAGAAGATGTCCCCTGTGGTACAAGATGGTGCTCGTCGTGCTCGTGAGTTTATCGCGAAGTACAAGGACGTGGATGGGTTTGAGGTTCACGGTTACGAGCGATTCGTATACCAGTGGATCAGTGAGAAGTATCCTGAGCGGATGAAGTTCAACCTCCGCACGATGAAGATCTACACGATTGACATTGAGGTTGAATGCGAAAACGGTTTCCCCGATACTGAAGCAGCAGCAGAGAAACTGCTGTTGATTACTGTCAAGGATCTGTCCTCTGGCAAGTTCATCACTTGGGGAACCCGTGAGGCAAAGATCGATACTGAGTATCGCTGCTTCTGGACGGAGCAGGAGATGCTTACAGATTTCCATAAATGGTGGGTGGACAACACACCCGATATTGTCACGGGTTGGAACTGCAACCTGTACGACATCCCGTACATCTGTCGCCGCATTGAGCGTGTGATGGGTGAGAAGTGGATGAAGAGTTTGTCTCCTTGGGGCAAAGTCAATATGCGTGAGGTCTATATCCAAGGTCGTAGGAATCTGGCATACGAGATTGTCGGTGTCAGCATCCTGGACTATCTTGATCTGTACAAGAAGTTTACTTATACCAATCAAGAATCCTATCGACTGGATCACATTGCCAACGTTGAACTGGGTCAGAAGAAACTGGACCACAGTGAGTTTGAAAACTTCAAGGCATTCTATACAAATGACTGGCAGAAGTTTGTTGAATACAACGTAGTTGACGTTGAACTGGTAGATCGTCTTGAGAAGAAAATGAAACTTCTCGAACTTGCTGTCACTATGGCATACGATGCCAAGGTGAACTTTGAAGATGTGTACTCACAGGTGCGTATGTGGGACACTCTTATCTACAACTATCTTAAGGAGCGTAAGATCTGTGTCCCGCCAAAACAAGACGCACCAAGCAAGAATGACAAGTATGCAGGAGCGTATGTCAAAGAACCTAAACCAGGTCTTTATGAATGGGTGGTTTCGTTTGACCTTAACTCTCTGTATCCTCACCTCATTATGCAGTATAATATTTCGCCTGAAACCCTCATCGACAGGCGTCATCCCACCGCCTCTGTTGATGGATTGCTCCGTCAAGAAGTACAAATCGGGAGTGGAGATTACTGTGTGTGTGCCAACGGAGCACAATTCCGAAAGGACATTCAAGGATTCCTCCCAGAGATGATGCAGAAGATCTACGATGAACGTAAGATCTTCAAAGGAAAGATGCTTGATGCCAAGAGAGAGTTTGAGAAGACTGGTGATCCTAAATTGCAGGATGCCATCAGTGCATTCAACAACATCCAGATGGCACGTAAGATCCAACTGAACTCTGCCTATGGTGCTATTGGCAACCAATACTTTAGGTATTACAACCTAGCGAATGCTGAAGCAATCACCCTTTCAGGGCAGGTTTCTATTCGTTGGATTGAAAACAGTATGAATGAATACCTAAATAAACTGCTACAAACAGAGAACGAAGATTATGTCATTGCATCCGACACTGACTCAATCTATATTCATCTTGGACCTATTGTTGATAAATTTCTTAGTCATAAGTCTGGCGACAAAACAGCACTTGTGGGACTACTTGACAAGATCTGCCAAGAGAAACTCGAACCTTTTATTGAACGTTCATATCAGGAGTTGGCGACGTACGTGCAAGCGTATGACCAGAAGATGATTATGAAGCGGGAGACCATTGCCAACAAAGGTATATGGACTGCCAAGAAACGCTACATCCTGAATGCCTGGGACATCGAAGGTGTCCGCTTCACTGAACCCAAACTGAAGATTATGGGTATTGAAGCAGTCAAATCATCAACACCTGCTGCTTGCAGGACTGCTATTAAGGATGCCCTCAAGGTGATTATGAACCAAGAGGAGTCCGATCTCCAAGATTTCGTCGCTGACTTCCGTAAGAAGTTTGAGTCACTTCCACCCGAGGATGTTGCATTCCCACGAGGTTGCAACGGTGTCAGCAAATTCTCAAATCCAGTTAGTGTGTATAGCAAGGGCACTCCTATTCACGTTCGGGGTGCGCTACTATATAACTTCCACGTGAAGAAAAACAAACTCACCCACAAGTACCCTCTGATTCAGGAGGGAGAGAAGGTGAAGTTCCTGTATCTTCGCACCCCAAACAGGATCAATGAGAATGTTGTATCATTCTTCCAAACATTGCCTAAAGAGTTTGGACTTGACAAGTCCATCGATTACGATCTACAATTCAAGAAAAGTTTTCTTGACCCACTGCAGGTCATTCTCGATACCATCGATTGGCAAGCAGAACGTGTCGCATCCCTTATGGAGTTTTTTGTATGAGTTTCCTCAACGACGTTGTGAAAGATATTGGCAATGAGTATGCCTCTATTGTTAGTGATGGCATTGCTGCAGGTGATGTTTCTAACTTCATTGACACTGGTTCTTATATTTTCAATGCCCTGGTTAGTGGTTCGATTTATGGAGGTCTTCCTTCAAACAAGATCACCGCTCTTGCAGGAGAGAGCAGCACTGGAAAAACTTTTTTTACTCTTAGTGTCGTTCGTCACTTCCTCGATACTGATCCTGATGCTGGAGTCATTTATTTTGAATCTGAGTCCGCCATTTCTAAGGCAATGATTGAGGATCGTGGTATCGATTCTAATCGTATGATTATTGTTCCTGTCACAACCGTACAGGAGTTTCGTACACAAGCACTCAACGTGCTCAAGAAGTATAAGGAACAGAAGGAAGCAGATCGCAAACCTATGATGTTTGTGCTTGACTCTTTGGGTATGCTTTCTACTACCAAAGAGGTTCAGGATTCTGCTGAAGGTAAAGAGACACGTGATATGACTCGTGCTCAAGTTGTGAAAGCAATCTTCCGTGTTTTGACTTTGGAACTCGGACGTTGTAACGTTCCGTTAATCGTCACTAACCATACATATGATGTAGTTGGTGCGTATGTTCCTACAAAAGAAATGGGTGGTGGCAGTGGACTTAAGTATGCTGCATCCACCATCATCTTCCTTACCAAAAGTAAGGAGCGTGACTCTAAAAAAGAAATCGTAGGTAACATTATTAAATGCGAAGCGAAGAAGTCACGATTCACACAGGAGAATAGTAAAGTTGAAACACGTCTTTTTTATGACGAGCGAGGTCTTGACAAATACTACGGCTTACTGGAACTGGGTGAGAAGTACGGAGTCTTCGAGCGTAAGGGAAATCGGGTTGTTGTTGGGGAATCTTCCGTTTTTCCTTCTGTTATTCTTGCCAATCCTGAGAAGTATTTCACGCCAGAAGTGATGCAAGCACTAGACGAGTGTGCACAAAAGGAGTTTGGTTATGGAACTTGATGATCTAATCAGGTATTACGACTATTCTATTCCAGATACTGTATGTAAAAATGCGATCAGACTATTTGAAAAACTGGATGATGAAGATATTGAGGATTGGGATCGTAATGGTCGTCCACAGTTTCAACAGTTTAACCTTACCCAAAAACTAGAAGGATCTGAAGATCTTACAGCACTAGAAGATTGGGGTCTGATCCACAATGCATTCATCGAGTCTGCACATAATTATGTACAGAAGTATATGGATGATGTTGACTGTAGACAGTTCTTCCCAGCAAGAAGCACTATTGAACAGTTCCGTATCAAGAAGTATCGTGCTGGCACTGACGATAGATTTGATCGTCACGTTGATGTGGGTGACTACGAGTCTGCCCGTAGGTTCCTCACACTCTTCTGGTATCTAAACGATGTTGAAGAAGGTGGAGAAACTGACTTCGGTAACATTGCAATCAAACCTAAGTGTGGTAGACTACTAATCTTCCCACCAATGTGGACCTTCCCACATTCTGGGAACCCAACTGTCTCTAACGACAAATACATCGCAGGAACTTATTGCCACTATGTCTAATTCGATTGAAGAACTGGTAGTCAATTCACTGGTTTTCAATCAGGACTATACTCGCAAAGTTATCCCACATATTTCAGCGGATTACTTTGAGAACTATAACAACAAAGTTCTGTTTGAAGAGATCTCTTCATACCTGACTAATTATGATACGCTTCCTACAATGGATGCGTTGAGGATTGAACTTGAAGGACGCACAGATCTCAATGAATCTTCTTTCAAAGAGATCAGCACCTTCATCGATGGTCTAGTTGAAGAACCGCACGAAGAGAACTGGTTGTGTGATACCACAGAGAAGTGGTGTCGTGATCGTGCCATCTATAATGCACTCCTGGAATCTATTCAGATTGCTGAGGGAGATCACAAAGAGTTTGGTAGAGATGCTATCCCTAGTATCCTATCCAAGGCACTCAGTGTGAGTTTTGATAACTCAGTTGGTCACGATTACCTTGAAGACGCTGATGATCGTTTTGCTTTCTATCATCGTATCGAAGAGAAGATTCCCTTTGACCTTGAGATGATGAACAAGGTTACCAAAGGAGGCATCTCTAAGAAGACACTCAACATTGCACTTGCTGGCACAGGTGTTGGTAAGTCATTGTTTATGTGTCACTGTGCTGCTGCTAATCTCACAGCAGGACTCAATGTTCTCTACATCACAATGGAGATGGCAGAGGAGAAAATTGCTGAGCGTATTGATGCCAACCTTCTGAACGTTAGTGTTCAACAACTTGAGACACTTCCTAAACCTATGTTCGACTCTAAGATCGAAAGGGTTACTAAGAAGACACAAGGTCGGTTGATCATCAAGGAATATCCAACTGCATCAGCACACGTTGGTCACTTCAAAGCACTTCTTCAGGAACTTGCTATCAAAAAGTCTTTCGTTCCTGACATCATCTATGTTGATTATCTCAACATTTGTAGTTCAAATCGATACAAGGGTGCTATTGTTAACTCATACACGTTTGTGAAAGCCATTGCTGAAGAACTACGTGGTCTTGCTGGTGAGCATAATGTTCCTATCGTGTCTGCTACGCAAACTACTAGGAGCGGTTATGGAAACTCAGATGTAGACCTGACAGATACATCCGAATCATTCGGTCTTCCTGCAACTGCTGATTTTATGTTTGCTTTGATCTCTACAGAAGATCTTGAGGCACAGAATCAGATTATGGTCAAGCAGTTGAAGAATAGATATAACGACCCAACGATGAACAAGAGATTCGTCGTGGGTATTGACAGAGCAAAGATGAGATTGTATGATTGCAATGAGCAAGAAAATATCATCGACTCTGGTCAAGATAAGTCAGTAGAAACTACTGACATTCTGCAAATTTCAAACACTTCATTCGACGGTTTCAAAATCTAATTATGGCAAAAGCAAAAGTTGATCCTACTCCCGCAGGTTTCGGTGACGGACCTTCTACTCCTAAGGGTAAAGCAGTAAAGGAAAAGATTGATGCCAAAGCAAAGGGTAAGTTTGAGGTTGACCTTGACGAGTACCTCAAGTTCTGTGATATGACTTGTAGTGAAGAGTCTAAAGATTTTGATGTTCTTCTGACTCGTTATGCAGAACTGCAACGATCTGGTTGTAAGATTCAGCGACTTGATACTGCTGCGTCTGGTCTCGTTGCTGAGGCAGGTGAGTTTATGGAGATCGTCAAGAAACTCAAGTTCCAAGGCAAACCCTATGACAATGCTAACAAGGAACACCTCATCGTTGAACTGGGTGATGTGATGTGGTATGCTGCACAAGCGTGTATGGCACTTGGTGTTCGTATGGAAGAAGTCATCTATCGTAACACCGTTAAACTTGCAACGCGCTATCCTGAAGGAGAGTTCACTGTTGAACGCTCTGAAAACCGTGCCGAAGGCGACATCTAATGAACATTTTCGTAACCCATCCAGACCCACGTATCTCTGCTCAAGTTCTACCTGACAAACACGTGGTCAAGATGCCATTGGAATGCTGTCAAATGCTTGCAATCATCTATTCTGGATGGTATTACGACTGGGAACCATTACCAAAAAAAGACGGTGGTTACTACGCAACTGCAAAAGGTGCGTTCCGTAACCACCCTTGTACTAAATGGGCAGGTAAAAATATCTACAACACTGCCTGGTTGATCCAACACGGATGCTGTCTCAGTAGTGAGTATGAACATCGTTATGGTAAGCAACACTCCTGTGCTTCCACTCTATTCCACGCAAAAAAAGTTTTCCATAGACGTACTGGAAAAGCAATCGTGTGCTATAGTATGGCGGAAGAGTTCGCAAGGGCAATGCCCGATGTGTACAAGTTTGACAAAACCATCTCAACCTATGATGCATACAAACAATACATTGCATCAAAACCCTGGGTAAAAACAAACTATCTTCGTAAACCTGATCGTAAACCAGACTGGATTTAATTATGGCACTGTCCGAAAGCGTGACCAACTCATTGAAAGAGGCAGAACTATCACTAAGAAACGCACTCGCATTCGCTGCTCGCCAAGAACGTCCATACGTGGGACACAAGATCTCTGAACTCATCGTCGGTATTGACAATCTTCAGGACATCGACATTATGCTAGATACTCTTGAAGAGGCAGCAGAAGCAGAAGACGAATGACATCTTATGTTGGACGGGGTACACCCGTCTTTGAATTTATTCTTCCCGATGAATGTATTGAGGAAGCAAACCATACGATTGATAACTGGATGGAGTCTGGAAAAGAATCTCCTCAGGGGTCAAACGTTGTCGCAAGACAAACTGACTGGACATTGCCTTTACCTTTGTGTGAGGCATATGCCAGTCTTTGTTGTAAGATGATTTCAAATCTCATCTACAATGCTGGAGGTAGACTGTATGGTGGGTTGAATGATGGAACCACTGATGTTGAATATGATGTGAAAAATACCTGGGGTGCAGACTATGGACCAGGTGATTATGTAAAACCTCACTGCCACTTCCCTGCAGACTGGGCAGCAGTTGGTTACCTTAGAGTAGAAGAGGGTGCTTCTCCTATATTATTTGATGGGAACAGTCCTTATTATGTGACAGCACGTCAGTTGCTAATCTTTGATGCTAGACTGATTCACGAAGTTCCACCAACACAAGCACACAGACGATGCTTTGCTATGAATCTGTACAAGCGACCAGGTACCTTCTAAATAGTAGGTAAAAGTTTTTGGTCTTATGCCTGCCAATACAGACCTAGCAGATGTAAATGAGATTTACACTGCGTTTGCCCTCAACGAAAATAAGTTTCCTGATACTGCGTCTGAGGCACAGTACACCAAGAAACTTGCACTACTAACTGCAGATCAAGGTAGTCAGCAGATTGGTCGTGCCGCTGTAATGGCAGAAGAATTTTTGAAGTGGGCAAGGAAAAATGGATATAGTGGTGTACAAAATGTTTATTGGACAGCACGTCCTGGGTTTTCTTTTAAGCAAGTAACTGGTACAGACGTTGACCAGAAAAAGAATCCAACTGATGTTCTAGTTAAGTTTACTAGAGGTGGATTCTTAGGTCTCTCTGCTAAGTCTACATCTGGTAAAGGTGATATTGGTTTCAAGAACCCTGGTGTTGGTACTGTAGAAAAAGATCTGGGTATTGCCCTATCAAAGTTTAATAAAGATGCTACAGATGAAGTCGTAAAAGTTTTTAAGTTACCGACATCTGCTAGTGCTAGGAAGTCTGCTATCAGAGGAGCGAAAGCGATTCAGATGCAGACTGATAAGATGGGTTCTGAAGTTCTGAATAAGTGTAGAGACGCTATGCTTACGAAGTTGAACTCAATGGCACAGAAAGATCGCAAGGATTATATTATGAGGGGTTGGATTGATGCTAGTACAGAACTATTCCCTCCCTATGTTAAGGTAACTGGTAAAGGTAGGAAGGCACCATTCACTGCTGAAGTGGAGGATCCTCTCAACAACCCTAAACTGGAAGCGATTATGACTGAAAAGATTGGGTTTGAGAAAGTTGGTAACGATTCTATTGGTGTCAAGGCAGGATCAAAGAAGATCCTGAAGATGAGATTCAAGTACGAGTCTGAGAAACTTGCCAGCAGTCTGAAGATGTCAGGGGACCCTTGGTAAACTGTCCACTCTACGGGGACAGTCATCCATCACGCGCTATAATTAGGATATGGCAAAGCAGAACACTCACCTAGAACACTTAGAAGACGACATCCTGAACCAAGGTTCAAATGGAGGCAGGAACGCTATTGCATTCCTCCGTGAACTTGGCAAGATGCTGTCTGAACCTGACTCTGGTATCCGTATTACTACCAAGTGGGATGGTGCACCCGCTGTTATCTGTGGTCAGCATCCTGAGACTAAAGATTTTTTTGTTGGCACCAAGGGTGTATTTGCTAAGACTCCCAAGATCTGTATGAGTGATAAGGATGTTGACCTTCTCTACAGTGGTGAACTGGCAAACAAACTCAAGACTTGTCTTCGTGAACTTCCCAAACTAGGTATCACTGGTGTGGTACAGGGAGATCTTCTGTTCACTAAAGGTGATGTGAAAACTCACAAGGTGAATGGTGAAGTGTGTAATATCTTCCAACCAAACACTATCACCTATGCTGTTCCCCAGAAGAGTGAAATAGGTAAGAAGGTTGCAAACGCTAATATCGGTATTGTTTTTCACACTCGTTATACTGGTGGTCCTGAACTGCGTGATATGACTGCTAGTTTTGGTGTTAATGTTAATGCTTTCAAGAAAGTGAATAGCGTTGCTGTGTTCTCTTCTAACTTCACTGATACTACTGGAGCATCTACCTTCACTGATAAGCAGAAGCGTGACTATGATGCTGCTGTAAACAAAGCAGAAGGTTCTCTCAAGCAGGCATCCAAGTTCCTGGATGTTCTTAAGCAGACTGGAGATGGTAAGTTCCTGCTGTCTGCTATGTTCAAAGTGTACTTCAACACCTACATCCGCAGAGGTGTGTCGATGAGTTCCGCGCAGCAAGTTGCTCTTGGGTTTGCTGCATACTATAAGTCTGCACTGGACAAAGAGATCTCTACTAAGAAGACTGAGAGCACTAAGAACAAGTATCGTAAGATCCAATCTGACGGTCTTAAGTTCATCAAGGCAAATTCTAAAGCGATATATATGACTGTTGCTTCATATATGAACTTAACCCAAGCGAAGACTATGGTCATCCGCAGGTTGGAAGCAGTCAAAGATATTGGAACTTATATCAAAACAGATAAAGGTTTCAGAGTGACTGCACCAGAAGGTTTTGTAGCGATCAAATCAGGTTCTGCCCTAAAACTTGTTGATCGTTTGGAGTTCTCCCGCGCTAATTTCACGGTAGAGAAGAATTGGGGCTAATAAATATATAAGGAAACACGCATACTATAATGAAATTCACCGAGTTCCTGTCTGAAGCAAGGACTGTTGCGGGTGACGCAGCAGCGAAACGTGGACTTCAACACGTCGGTCACGGTTACTATGCTGATAGAAGTGGCAACATTGTTGCTAAGTCTGAAAAAGGTCAGCGCCTAGTTGCTGTGGATAAAAGTGAGGCACAAGCAGCACAAGCGGGTGTCGAACAAGGAGACCAAGAAGATGCTCATCTCACAAGTGGTGAGGGTCTAGGAACTGTGGCGATTACATTCGGTCGTTTCAACCCGCCTACTATTGGGCACGAGAAACTTCTGGATGCTGTGGCAAAGGAAGGTGTTGATAATTATCGCATCTATCCTTCTCGTACGGTTGATCCTAAGAAGAATCCGCTGGAACCTGAAATTAAGGTTAAGTTTATGAACGAGATGTACCCGAGTCACTCGGATGCAATCGTCAATGACAGTGGTATGTCCAACATCTTCAATGTGATGGTGGCACTTCAGGACGAGGGTTACACTGGTGTTACTCTGGTTGTTGGATCTGATCGCGTTTCTGAATTCAAATCTCTCCTTGAGAAATATAATGGTCAGGCATATGAGTTTGAAGAACTCAATGTTGTTTCTGCTGGCGATCGTGACCCAGATGCTGAAGGTGTAGAAGGTATGTCTGCATCTAAGATGCGAGCGTTTGCTGCATCAGGTGATCTTGAGTCATTCACGGAAGGAGTTCCTGGTGGCAACGCTGCCATTGCAAAGCGCCTGATGAATGAGGTCCGTAAGGGTATGGGTATTTCTGAGGAGGAACAGGTTGCTGCTGAGATGTGGGAGATTGCTCCTAAACTTGCACAACAAGATCTCCGCGAAGCATACTTCCAGAAAGATGTGTTTGAGGTTGGTCAACTGGTTGAGCATATGGACACAGGTGTCCGTGGTACAGTCACGGTCCGTGGTGCAAACTATGTGATCTACGAGACCGCAGAAGGTTATGTGTTTAAGAGTTGGTTGCAGCACATTGCTGAGGTAACTGAGAAGGAGAAGCATCATTCTGCTGATGATGGCAGTGGTAACGATTGGAAAGTTGGCACTGATACATACAGAAAAGCAGTACAGGAAATGACTCCTGGTCAGTCGGTGAAGAAATTCAGCGACTTCCGAAAGTCTAAATAGTATTACGAAAAAAACGGTTAGTAAAGAATGGACATCAATCTTGCTAGTAAACTGGTAGCGTTTCCTCCTGAGGATGTGCAGCGTGTAACATATGTCGTAGACTACGCTCAGCACAACTTCTCTGGTGATGCTATCCACGGTTATATCAAGGAGCACCTTGAGTCTGATCGTCTCATCGGCATCGCAGATGTCATTCTTGAGAATCGGAATATGGCAACCATTAAGGCAAAGCCTTCCGATGCGTCAGGCAAAATTGACACCGTAAAAGAAAAGGGATCTACAGAGGGTCCTGTCACTGCAACTCAGAATTCTGTAAAAGCAAAGGGTAAACCTGTTGCGAGTTGCTGTGAAGAAAATGAGATCGAAGAAGGTCTCAAGCAAGCACGTAAGAACGTTGGCGCAGGCAAGTGCTGGGATGGTTACAAAGCCAAAGGCACTAAGATGAAGGACGGTAAAGAAGTTCCTAACTGTGTCAAGGAATCTGAAGAATGGATGTGGGATCTGGTTGACGAACTGCAGGAAGAGTTCGACAGTCTCACTGACGAAGATCTGGAAGACATCATTGTTGAAGCACTGGTTGACCTAGAAGACGAAGCACTGCTGCAAGAAGCGTGTGAAATGTTTGGTGAACTGGAACTTCTCTCTGAGGACTATTACGATTCTGCCGTTAAGGCATCTAAGGATAGCGCAAAGCGCATTGCAAGAGGCAAGCGTGTTGAGCGTCTGAAATCTGCCGCAGGTCGTGTTGGTTCTGCTCTTAAGTCTGGTGCCTCTAAGGCAGGTGCAGCAGTTAAATCTGGTGCTGCCAAGGCAGGCGAAGCTGCTAAGAAAGCAGCACCTAAAGTAAAGGCAGCAGTTAAGTCTGGTGCTAAGAGTGCTATTGGTGCCGCTGGTAAAGCAGCGGGTCACGCTGTTGGTTCATACCAAGCAGCGAGAATCAAAGCAAAGCGTGATGGGTTGAGCAAGTCGAAACCCGCAGCAAAGAAACCTGAAGCAAAATCAGGAGATGGAGATAAGACTGGTGGCAAACTTGATGGTTTGCTAAAGTCTATTAGAGGTGGATCCTCATCTTCTTCTGGTTCTAGTTCTTCTGGTGGTTCCTCCAGTTCCTCTGGTTCATCTAGTTCCTCCTCTTCCGCTCCCACTTCTACTGGTGGTGCTAAGGAAGGTGGTACTAAGAAGAAGTCTCTCCTCCGCCGTGCAGTTGGCGCTGTGGGTAGAGGCATCAAGAAAGTCGTCGGCAAGACGGCACGTGCAGTATCCTCTGGATCCGACAAAGTTGCACGTAAACTTGGAGAACAATCTATGGAATCACGCACCGATCGTGTCCGCCGCGTTCTTGCAATGCAGGAAACCGCAGACCACGACAAGACAACACTTCGCGATCCCGAAGGCATCTCCTGGAGAGATCGTCTCGGTATGCAAATCGAAGAGAAGACCCCTGCTCAGAAGGCAAAGGCAGCTGCACTTGCCAAGTCCAAAGAACTTACTAACCAAGGTAAGCATAAGGAAGCATCCGAAGTCTTCAAGAAAGCATTCCCTAACTTTGGTAAGTGATGGGCAAGAAAACTAAGATTATTATCAACCCTAAAAAGCAAGATCTGATGAAAGAATCCATCCGCACACTGCTCGCTGCAGAATTAGCAACCCTGAAAGAAGCATCCAAGAAGCGTCTGGATCCTGTGGGTAAAGAAGACAAGGACATCGACAATGACGGTGACCACGATAAGTCTGACAAGTACCTGCTGAATCGTCGTAAGACGATCTCTAAAGCAATGGGTAAGAAAACTCATATCTGTGCATCACACTGTGAGCACGCTGAGTATGGCGTTTGCCAAACCATCCCTGAGCAACACACCTTGGTGGAGTTGGCAGAACCTGATGCAGATGGTAACACCCATTTCGTAACTCATTACGATCTCATTGATGAGCAAGGTAACATTCACGAGAACGTTGCTGTTGAAGATCTTGAGATCATCCTCGAAGCATCGCACAAGCACTGATGTATAGTTTCTCTGAATACCAATCCCTCGATGAGGGTAAGAAGAAAGGTTTGTGGGCAAACATCCACGCCAAGCGTAAGCGTGGTGAACGTCCTGCTCGTCCTGGTGAGAAGGATTATCCCAAGACTCTCAACGTAGAAGAGGTTGAGCAGGTTGAAGAGGGTAAATCTTCTCGTCCTATGGGAGTTATGCATCATTTTGCCCGTGGTGTGAAGCAGAAGAGAGGTGCTAAGAGCAATGAGGGTGATGGTAAGTATGTGAGGATGCAGACTACCAAAAAACAAAATAAGAAATCAGCAGATGCTGATGCTCATAGAGAAAAGCAAAAAAATGAGCGTGGTTTGACAATGTACCCTGAAGGGTATGCTCCTGGTGATGTGGACCAGAAAGTTGGTGCCGTCACTTCTATTCCTAAGAAAGAACAGGAAGCAGCAAGAAAGCGTTTGCTTGCTAAAGCAGCAGCAAAGCGCAAGTCAAAGGAGTCTAAGTGCGAAGAAGTTGAGCACATCAACGAGGAAGAGTACGATAGGATGCGTGATCGCAAACTTGAGAAGTATGGCTCAGGTTATAGATCTGCTGGTAATCGTCGCTACACCGCTAGATCTGGTGGCACTCAACCCAAACCAATGCCCAAGAAGAAGGATGGTCCTTCCGCTCTGGACATCGTAAAGGGTGAGATCGAGAAGAAGTATGGCAAAGGTGCCATTATGGATACCTCAAAGAAGAAGAAATAAGCATATATAAGATAGACCCATATGGTGTATCGCTATGCTATCATTTCTTCTCCCTTTCGCCTACAAAATTGTAGACGCCGCTGTCGCTAAGATTCCTGATGATGAGGAACTCGGTGACAAACTGATCGAAATCTGCCTTGTTATTCTTGGCAAAGCAGTCAAACTGACTAAGACAGATATGGATGACAAACTGCTTGAAGCAGTGACTAAAGCAGTCCGCACTCGCGAAGGCGAGTAATGCAAAGGGGACCCGAGTGGTCCCTTTTTCATTTACATAAATAACATATAGGAAACTCAATCGTAGAGGACAAACAACAATGGCAATCTTCGGAAAAATTGATGCCGCGACCTTCTCTAACAATGTTGCCGTCACCAATGGCGATGCCACTGTTACGAAGAACGCTGCAGATACAGTAGTAGTTGGAGATGTGTTGGAACTTGGTGGTGTCGCGTACATCGTTAAGCAAGTTAATAGCACAACTTCTATCGAACTGCACAAGAACTATGCAGGTAGCACCGCTGCTGCTCTGTCTGGCGCAGTCCGCAGAACTCCCCCTAAAGCAGTCGCAGAATATGTGATCAAGGGTGGCGACAGCAACTCTGATTACCAACTCGTATTTGTTGATACCACTGAAGATGGTATTGCATCTAACAAGTCACGTGGAATCGATGGACCTGGTTGGTGGTTGTATAGAACATACAACACAGCAGAAGGAACCACACGTCATAAGGCAGAAAAACTTGCAGCACTTAGAGTTGCAGTAGGTACATCTGGTGACGTTGCTGATGAAACAGTGGCAGCAGACGTGCTTGAGACCATTACTATTGGTACTCAACCTGCTAACCAGAACACTTCTTCGGGTGCAGCAACATTCACTGTCGCAGCAACTGTGGATCAGTCTGGTACTATCACTTATCAGTGGCAGAAGAGAACATCTTCCGCTGGAAGATTCGCTAATGTGTCTGGTGCAACCAGTGCATCTCTCGTACTCTCTGGACAGACTGCTGCTAACGACGGCAACCAGTACAGAGTTAAAATTAACTCTAGCAAGGGTGCTGCTGAAGTCGTAAGTAGTGTTGCTACTCTGACTTTCGTCTCTTGATTTTTAACCTATAATTTGTTATGCATTTTGGTAGTCTCACAGCGGACAACTTTATGATGTTCGCTATGAAACATTATGACAATCCCCAGTCTGTCACATACGATGATTTTCTAGAAGATATGATGCGCTTCAAATATTTGAAGCGTCTCTTCGGAAGGTATGTAAAGACTGGGGTATTGCGTAATCATTTGATATTGAACCACTTAATTGTGCTGTTCAATGTCTTCGGTGATGCTGCCATACCTTTGTTGGTGTATAAATTAGAGAAGCAGTATTGGGAAATCCTCAAAACATATGTTTTGTATCTCAATATGTACCCCGAAGCGGGGTGTGGAACGCTAGACTTTGTAGAGATTGATCCACACATTAGTAAACAACTAAGTGAACTATAACGAGGTTTCAAATGGGTAAGAATTACGACTATCCTTTGTATGCTCCTTACACAAAGGTAGATGAATTTCATAAAAACAAACAGAACCTCGACGAGATTGCACCTGTCGTTGCTGGTGCTGCTAAGGCAGCGGCAGTTGGCGCAAAGGTGATTGGTAAAGTTGCAGCAAGAGGTGCTGTAGCTGCTACCAAAGCTGCTGGCAAAGGCGTTAGAGCAGTTGGCAAAAGCACAAAGAAGGCAGTCAAGAATACTGCGAAGGAAGTAGGTAGCACTATGGCTCAAGCAGAGTTGGCACGTCAGGTAAAGAAGCAGCAGGAAACAGAGAACATCCAAGAACGTGGTGATTTCTGGCATCCCGATCCAGATAAGGATCGTAAGTTGGGTGGACCTGGTGCTAACCAACGTGCTCGTGAAGACCGTGCTTCATCATCCAAACCCAAGAAAGACTACAGTAAGTCTCTGAAACCTGGTGAATCTTATATGGATTATGCCAAGCGTAAGAGGAGAGAGAAACTGAAGGAAGAGGGTGCACCCACTATGAATACTGGCACCGCTAATGGTGCTGCTGGTTTCAGTGCAGGTGCAGATGAGAATGGACCCACAGCAGGTCTGGACGCACCCCTTGGTGGTACTGCTAAGCAACCGAAAGGCAAGGGTGGCAAAGTTAAGAAGAGAAAATTTAAGTGCCGTAAGGCAGATGATGGTATCCATCAGGTATGCGAGGGAAAATCCGATCCCAGACATCTCGCATTCAAAGTTGAATTAGATGATATTGATTTTATCTTCTACGGGAAGTCTCCCGCAGATGTGAAGATTGCACTTCGTAAGATCTATAGACCAGAAAGACTGAAGTCTATGAAGATCACACGTGTGCTTCCTGGCGAAGTTCTGAAATATTACTGGGACAAGCGACAAGGAGCAATGTGATGCTTGGTTTAGGAAAACTAAACGTCCTGGAATCTAAACTTGATATTTACGAGGATCTCTCTAAGGAGATGCTGGACAAGTTAGAACGTGCTGTAGATAAAATCTCTGAGAACAGCAACAGAGTAGCAATCATTCTAGAGAGACACGAGTCTAGACTGGATGAGGGCGAGAAAACTAATGAAGCGATCCTAAAGTTGATCGAGAAAGTAGAACAAAAGATAGATGGTGTTGAGAACAGAGTTAATCAACTGTCTAGGTTCCGCTGGACTGCTGTGGGTATCGGTATCGCATTGATCACCACCCTGAAAGCGCCAGAGATTTTTAGTAACTTCTTGACACCAGGACAAAATTCATCTATGATTGAGAGCGTCAGAGTAGAACGTCTCGGATGAGTTATGTTGATGTCAAGTATGCTCGCCTTGTAGGCAGCAGACTAGACAATTTCAAAGAGAAAAAGTCAAACCTGTACAACTTTCGCTGCCCCTATTGCGGTGACTCTCAGAAGCAGAAGTCAAAAGCAAGGGGTTATTTCTTTGCGAAAGGAAATGACATCATCTATAAATGTCATAACTGTGGGGTTGGCAGAACACTTGGTAATTTCCTTAAGGATAATGCCAGGGATCTCTATGATCAATTTGTCCTGGAACGTTACAAGGATGGTTTGACTGGTAAAGCAACACGTGTTGCTAATCCATCACCTGAATTATTCAAGACCAAAACAAAGTTTAATTCCAGCACTAACCTCCCAACTCTTTCCTCACTAAATACCACACACCCAGCACGGACCTATCTTGAACAACGTCAAATTCCTAGTGAAGCGTTTGACCGACTTTACTATGCAGACAAGTTCAAACGTTATGTCAATTCGCAAAAGCAGACGTTTGAAAATTTACAGAATGACCAACCCAGGATCATAATTCCACTCATTGACTTTGATGGAAAATGGTTTGGGATACAGGGAAGATCTCTGAATCCTAAATCTAAACTTCGTTACATCACTATTATTTACGATGAAACTAAACCCAAACTCTTCGGTCTCGACAAAGTGGACCTGTCAAGTCCTACCTACATCACTGAAGGACCGTTGGATTCGCTCTTCATTCCAAACGCGATTGCTATGTGCGGAAGTGACGTTCATCTTGGTGACTGGGGCATTAGCAATAGGGTTTGGGTTTATGATAACGAACCAAGGAACCCCCAAATCGTCGATAGAATCCGTCGAACAATCGATAGTGGCGACCCCGTAGTCATTTGGCCAAAGGGTATCAGACAAAAGGACCTCAATGATATGGTCCTTGCTGGACACAACGTACAAGACCTGATAGAATCTAACGTCTATCAAGGATTAGAAGCAAAACTAAAACTATCTCAGTGGAAAAGAGTATGAACGTAATCAAAAGGAACGGACAGTCCGAACCTCTCAACCTTGAAAAGGTACATCAAATGGTTGAGTTTGCCTGTGAGGGAGTTGCAGGTGTGTCAGAATCGGCAATCGAAATGAACTCCAATCTTCAGTTCTTCGATGGCATCAAGTCTTCAGAAATTCAAGAGATCCTTATCAAGTCCGCGAGTGATTTGATCTCTCTTGATGCTCCTAATTATCAGTTCGTTGCAGCACGTCTTCTACTCTTTAGTATCCGTAAGCAGGTATTTCCTGAGTGGAATACTACTGGTTACCTGCCACTTAGAGACCACGTGTCAGTATGTGTAGACGCAGGTGTCTATGACAAGAGTATTCTAACTAAATACTCAGACCAGGAGTGGCAGCAACTCGATTCCTTTATTGATCACGACCGATGCTATGGGTTTACCTATGCTGGTCTTAGACAAATTGTAGACAAATATCTGGTACAAGACCGTAGTACGGGACGCCTCTATGAGACGCCTCAGTATATGTACATTATGGTTGCTGCCACACTGTTCCAAGACTACCCACCTCAGACACGTCTGGACTATGTACAGCGATACTACACAGCAACCTCCAAAGGAAAAATCAACCTCCCAACGCCAGTGCTCGCAGGAGTTCGGACGCCAATGCGTCAATTTGCATCTTGCGTTCTCGTTGATGTTGATGACACCCTCGATGGTATCTTTAGCAGTGATATGGCTATTGGTCGCTACGTCGCACAACGCGCTGGCATCGGTATCAACGCAGGCAGAATCCGTGGCATCAACGCTAAAATCAGAGGCGGAGAGGTACAACACACAGGCGTTGTCCCCTTCCTTAAAAAGTTTGAGGCAACTGTACGATGCTGCACACAAAACGGCATCCGAGGTGGTTCTGCTACAGTTCACTTTCCTATCTGGCACCAAGAAATAGAAGATATTATTGTCCTCAAGAACAATAAAGGTACTGAGGATAATCGTGTTCGTAAACTTGACTATTCTATTCAGATCTCTAAACTGTTCTATGAACGGTTCATTAGAAATGAAGACATCTCACTTTTCTCTCCTCACGACGTACCTGGTCTTTACGATGCTTTTGGTACTGATGGGTTTGATGCTCTCTACGCCTCGTACGAAGCGGACCCAGGGTGTCCTCGACGCACCATCAATGCTCAAGAACTCTTCCTTAACATACTGAAGGAGAGGGCAGAGACTGGTCGTCTGTATATTATGAACATCGACCACTGCAATTCACACTCGTCCTTTAAGGACAAGGTGAATATGTCTAACCTGTGTCAGGAGATCACTCTTCCTACAGATCCTATCCAACACATCGATGATGATGCTGGTGAGATCGCACTGTGCATTCTGTCTGCTATCAACGTCGGTAAGATTCGTTCACACAATGAACTGGAAGAACTTTGCGATCTTGCAGTCCGTGGTCTGGAAGAACTGATTGACTATCAGAAGTATCCTGTCGCTGCTGCTGAACGTAGCACCCTTAGCAGGCGCTCCTTGGGCATCGGATACATCGGTCTAGCACATTACCTTGCCAAGCAAGGATTCAAGTATGACGACCCTGCAGCACTGTCTGAGGTCCATCGTCTTACTGAGGCATTCCAATACAACCTTCTTGTAGCATCAAATCAACTTGCTAAAGAGAAGGGACAGTGTGATGGTTTCCCTCGTACAAAATATGCTGATGGAATTCTTCCAATCGATACATATAAACAGGACGTAGATGAGTTAGCAGCACCAGATTACCAATATGATTGGGAAGCTCTTAGAGAATCTATCAAGAAGTACGGACTACGGCACAGCACGTTGTCCGCACAAATGCCTTCGGAGAGCAGCTCCGTTGTGTCAAACGCTACCAATGGAATCGAACCGCCTCGCGACTACCTGTCCGTTAAGAAATCAAAGAAGGGACCTCTTAAGCAGATTGTTCCTGGATACCCCCATCTAAAATCTAAGTACACATTGCTTTGGGATATGCCTTCTAACGAGGGATATATCAAGGTCGTGTCTGTGATGCAGAAATTCTTTGATCAAGCAATCTCTGGAAACTGGAGTTACAATCCTGAAAACTATGAAAACAACGAGGTACCTAGTTCGGTAATGGCAAATGATCTTCTCACCACATACAAATATGGTTGGAAGACTTCCTATTACCAAAACACATACGACGCTAAAAAGGATGCTGACATTCCTGAGTCAGTATCTAAAGAACAACTAGATGAATTGATCAACGAACTCTTGGAGGCAGACGAAGACTGTGACAGTTGCAAAGTTTAAGATTTCAACTAATAGTAAACCCGTGGATTCAATCACGGTATTCAACCAAACCATACACGATACGAAAAAACAACCTATGTTCTTCGGTCAACCTCTGGGAGTCCAGAGGTATGATGGCGCGAAGTACCCAGTCTTTGAGAGACTCACAACACAACAACTCGGTTACTTCTGGAGACCTGAAGAGGTTTCTCTCCAGAAAGATCGTGCCGACTTCCAAACTCTTACCGATGCACAGAAGCACATCTTCACTTCTAACCTTCGATACCAGATCCTCTTGGATTCTGTACAAGGGCGCGGTCCTGGGATGGCTTTTATCCCATACTGTTCACTACCTGAACTTGAGTCTGCGATGATTGCCTGGGAGTTTATGGAGATGATCCACTCCCGTTCCTATACTTACATCATCAAGAACGTTTACTCCAATCCTGAGGATGTGTTCGACACTATCCTGGATGACGAGAAGATCATTGCACGTGCTAAGTCTGTGACTGAAGCATATGATGATTTCATTAACAGTGCTCATCTCTGGGATACATCTTCCTGGTGGAAAGGTGACTGGAAAGATTCTCCTTCTGCTCAGTGGGAGAAGAAAGATCTTAAGCGTAAACTGTATCGCGCAGTAATGAATGTGAATATCCTTGAGGGTATTCGTTTCTATGTTTCTTTCGCTTGCTCCTTTGGTTTCGGTGAACTGAAACTGATGGAAGGATCTGCAAAGATTATTTCTTTGATCGCACGTGATGAATCACAGCACCTGGTTCTCACCCAGAACATCCTCAACAAGTGGAGAGAGGGTGATGATCCTGATATGCTGGAGATCATCAAGGAAGAGGAAGGTAATGTCATCGAGATGTTCAAACGTACCGTTGACGAAGAGAAAGAGTGGGCAGAGTATCTGTTCAAAGATGGATCTATGATCGGTCTTAATGCTAAACTCTTGGGTCAGTACGTGGAGTGGGTTGCCAATCGCAGAATGAAGGCAATCGGAATTACTCCCCAGTATGATATTCCTGCTAAGCACAACCCCCTGCCCTGGACAGAGCACTGGTTGAACAGCAAAGGACAACAGAATGCTCCTCAGGAAACTGAGATTGAATCTTATGTTGTCGGAGGCATCAAGCAGGATGTCAAGAAAGATACCTTCTCTGGTTTCCAACTCTAATTATGATTATTGGTAATGTGCCCGAGTCGGTTTCCGAACCGATTAGGGCAACTCTTTTGAATAGTTCCTACTTCCCTTGGTATATGATTACCGAGACAACTAGGTACGATCCCACATACAATGACAGCATACCTGATGAATTGTCTGGAGAAGACCCACAGTTTCAGCACACTGTCTTGAATAATAAAGGTGAGGTTACTTCACAGAGCAGTTACGACTTGGTGGTCGAACCTTTGTGGAGATATATAGTTACAAATTATGATAATGAGTTGGGTAGTTTTGAAAACTTCCGAAGGATCAAGATCAATCTCTTGACTAAGAAGGAGTCAAAACATATGTACCACACACCTCACGTGGACTATGATTACCCTCACAAAACTCTTCTATACTATGTGAATGATTCTGATGGACCAACCTATTTCTTTAACGAGAAGTATGATGGCACTCGGAAGAAACTGACGATCAAGGAAAAGGTGGAACCCAGACAAGGTAGATTTATTATCTTCGACGGACATCGTTTCCACGCCAGTAGTAACCCCCAGTATCACGACTATAGATGCGTAGTGAACTTCAACTACATCTCAAATTTCTCAAGCAGTTAAAGCGTGAGTTAAAGAGGGATAATGGAGAGCGTTATCGTTACAAACCGAAACAATCTTCTAAGAAAAAAGGTTCGCGCAAGCACAAAAAGTAGCGTTTGATACTAAAGGTTGCTAAATAGAAGTGAAGATGTTATCATTTTCACACGTTCATCTTATGTTAGCACTCCTGCTCGCATTGAACCTCGCTCACCACAATGACGGGTCACCCTATGGATGGCATATGTCTTGTGAGAGATTCCTCCAACGTCGTGTGGAGATCCAGATGGATAGCAACTTAGACCAACGGTCAAAGTGGAATCTAATTGGATACCTCAAGTCGAAGGTGGAAGGTGAATGTGATGGGACGTTTACATAGGACGCAAGTAAGTCGCGGAACGGAGCGTTCATCCCAATGGTTGAATTTTTACTCTATGCAAATATGATGTGTTCTGATGCTGATGCATTGTTGCTCAGGATCGAAAAGAACAAATCAGAGATGCCCCCAGCAATCGTGCTGGAGTTAGTGGAGACCGTAAAGGAATCTGTACCAGAGTGCCACCACTATTGGGACGCAAACGACTAAAGGAACGGGCCTAAAAATCCAACTACTTTAGGAGTAATTCAATGAACACACTTACACTGATCAAGAAGCAGATCCAAAAGCAGTCTGCACTGCACGATGCACAGATCTCTCACACTGCATATCGTGGTGTTGAGTACAACGTGAACTGTGCTGAACATAATGACGTTCACGGTACCTTCTGCTACAGAGGGCACGTATATCAGAAGTGAGGCAATGAGAGAAAATTATCAGTATCATTACGATGATATGGATAAAGATTCTCGACCTCCTTCTTGCTATCAACTAACTTACCGTGGTGTTAATTACTGGTCCTGCTATCGAATCCATTTGAAGGACTATTTTGAGCAGTTGCTCACGGTAGAACCTCAATACAATCGGAAATAAAGCACCCACACGGGTGCTTTTTTCTTGCTATAATACTAAATAGCAGTGCAACAACAGGAGGTCCAAATGAAAATCTTTTTAGATTGCTCTGACCCAGATTTGATTGCGTATGCTGTTGAGACAGGTCTTGTGGATGGTGTAACAACCAACCCGAGTCTAATGCGTAAAGCTGGACAAAATCCGCGAGACGTGATAGAAAGGATCTGTGATTTATTTCCTTGGGACGCCTCTATCTCAGCAGAGGTAGTGGGCGATACTGCCGAGGAGATGTTGGAAATGGCAACTGACTACTACCAGATTGCTCCCAACATTACAATTAAATTACCCTGCAACAGAGAAGGACTCATTGCTTGTGGTGATCTCAGCGGCGACGGGATTCCAACCAATGTCACACTAATCTTCTCTGCCGCCCAGGCGATTCTCGCCGCCAAAGCAGGCGCTACTTACGTGTCACCATTCGTTGGTCGTGTCTACGATCAATACTGGGATGGTATGGATTTAATTAAACAAATTGATGAAATCTATGACAAACACGAAGTTGAAACAGAAATCCTTGCAGCTAGCATTAGGAATCCAATCGAAGTACCGAATGCATTCCGAATGGGCGCTGATGTGGTTACTATGCCGATAGACATCTTTAGTAAACTGTACGATCACGTTCTAACAAAACAGGGATTGGACAAGTTTAATGAAGACTGGTCACAACTGATGATGGAGATTCATTCGGATGAGTAGGACTTGGCGGGTACCCTATCAATATGATGGTGGTACCCACTTTATTGATGTACAAACTACATTTCCCTGGGAAGTGAAAGGTCTTGCGGATCGTATCCTCAGAACTGAGGAGGGTATTCGTGCGACTTTTACTGAGGGTATGTCTGATCTAATTGAACTTGACTCTAATGGAAAAGAAAAAACTAAAGAAGATCATTCGTGATCTGAAATCTGTTCTTGCAGATTTGGAATCTGAAGTATATTCAGATCCTTCTAAATACCTAGAGCAGGACTCGAACTTCGGGTTCAAAGTGATAGGTACTAATGATGACGACGGAGACCCCGATTGATTATGAGAACCCCTGGATTTTTAACGGACACCCTTTTCTATCTGAGGACATTAACGACTATTTCGGTTTTGTCTATCGGATTACAAACTTACAGTCTGACAGAGCGTACATCGGACGTAAATACTTCTGGCAGTATCGAAAGCCTAGAGGTAAATCTAGGAGAGTTAAGTCTGAAAGCGACTGGAAGAAATACTACGGAAGCTCTGACGAACTTAATCAGGAGCGCAAACGGATTGGGAATGATGCCTTTAGAAGGGAGATCCTTTATCTCTGCACCACAAAGGGAAGAACAAATTATGAGGAGACACGACAACTCTTTCTCCACAATGTCCTTGCTGAAGACCGATACTACAACTCCAACATCCTAGGGAGGTACTACCGAAAAGATTTTCACGACGCTTGACAATGGGGTCTGATCGCATATATACTATGCAAGTTGTTCGGACCCAGTTCAGAAAGATGACCCGCGATTGGAACTATGACGATTTCAATGACGACCAGTCTTTCCTCTCCTCTACACTGGAACTTATGGTAGACAAATTGCATCAGTATGTTGAAGACAATGAACTCGTCCAAGCAGAAGACGTAGCACAACGCATCAGAGACCTGACTCTGGACTAACAGACCTGGGCTAGTAGCTCAGTGGAATAGAGCAACTGCCTTCTAAGCAGTCGGTCGTAGGTTCGAGTCCTACCTAGCTCGTTCCCTTCGGGGAAATGTAAAGTCTAGAACGAGGTATCTCTTATGCCTGTTAAGAAGTCTGATCTCTCTTATTTGAGAGATGTTGTCAACGGCGACGTTGCCCTGGATACTGAGAATCCACCACTGTTTTCTCGTCTCTTCAGATGGTATGAAACACACGGTGTTGATTTCTACGGTTCAAATCCAGATGAGAATTACGCCATTCTCATAGATCATCTCGCTCTGGACATTGGTTTTGGTTGAGACCTAATTCAACCTGGTGGAGCCAGTTGTACAACTGACCCTTTTGACCCCCGCAAGGGGGTCTTTTTATGTGTATAATATATGGGAACCAAACAAACCAATGGACGTAATTCTCGAACGCTTTCCTTACCGCTATGTGCAGTGCGGTCTCTTAGAAATCAATGGTATGCCTGACTATCGTATCCAGAAGTACGATGAGTACAGTAAGCGGTACCGTGATATGTACTACCTCGACAATGGTATGCAACTGGACACTGCTCTTGAGGACCCCGAGTACACTAAGTGGTTAGACCCCGCAGGAGTACCGTGTTATGTAAGGGACACAGTAACTGCTTGACAAAGTTGTTACATTACTATATAATTATGTAGTAATTCTTTACAAATCTAATGACTATCACCACAAACGAGTTTGGGCAACAGAATATCTTTGCCAAAGAACCCCAGATGGTGGTCGAAGACTACAACAAGAAAGGTCTGTTCTCGCCTATGCAGTACAGAGAAATGTATAACGGTCGCTGGGCAATGATGGGAATCATCTCTGGTTTCATTTCATATGCCGCTACTGGTAAGTTCTTCTTCGGCATTTTCTAATGCTCCTTCCTTCAACAACACTACTCACCCCACCCCAAATCAAAATGAAATTCGGTTTTACTCCTGAGGCAGAAATCCTCAACGCTCGCCTTGCTATGCTTGGTTTTGTTATTGCAGTTGGCACTTATATGACAACTGGTCAGATCCTTCCTGGCATCCTTTGATGACTTGGGCGTGGGCAGCACTGTGGTTGGTTGCCTTCATTTTTATTGCGATCCATAACGATCACGATGAGGATGATGACGACCAAGGTGGGGGAACCCTCATACCAGTGACTGTCCCATCTGCCTGATAATCTAAATAGATTTTTTACGACACAAGGAAATGGTTACGGATCTCTGGCAAGATATGTCAACACTTAATTCTCTCTATGAGGAACTATGTTGGGACCCTGATGAAGAACTAGAGTTCAAACCTGACTTTGTTAATGATTGTATTGTGATTCGTCGTAAAGAAAAAGAATAATTCTCTGTTGGCAAAATCCAATGGCACTCCTAGCAACGGTTACAATATGTCTAGCAACATTCATAGGTGCAGCAATGCTGACCCAATCAGGTGAAGAGAACCTAGACTGACAATTAAATAACTGGCACACACCCCGTTGGATCTCTCCACGGGGTGTTATACTATGTGGGTACTCGACGAGGTTAGTATGCTCGAATGGTTATGCTTAGACTGTTCCTTCAATGAGCAAGAAGCACTTAAGGTATTTCAAGAACAAGGCATCCGTGATCCCTTGGCACTGTCTGTTGTGATGGCAAGTGTCAAACAAGAGTCCAAGTTCATCCCCAATATCTGCGAGGGTGGTGACATTGTTGACTATGAGGATTGCCACCGTGGTGGTTATGGACTCATCCAATGGACCACACAGGCACGTTATGATGGTCTAGGAAACTTCTGCAAGCGTTATGATTGCAACCCTAGTTCTTTGAAAGGTCAACTGCGTTACCTGGTTGAAGAAGTGCAGTGGAAGAGTGTACTACCAACCCTAAAAACCAGTGGTGGTTCGTTTTCTACCTACTACAATGCTACATATAGGTGGTTAGGTTGGGGCGTGGCAGGACCACGTACTCAATACGCATACAATTACCTAGACCGTCTCTCCAAGAATGACAACTTCAGCAATATCGAATCCTGTCCCCAAGAGATACAAACTCCAAGCGGAGATGAAACCGAATCAATGGGTTTCTTTGAAAAATTATTGCGGTTTGTCAGAGGTCAAGGCTAATTTCTACGTCAATGTTTGCAAACTAGCGAGCAAGTATGTAGCATCCTATAAGAACATCCGAATGATTCTCGATGACTAGCAGTTATGATGCTGACTGGCGGTACACCGACAGCGCAATGGAAGAGCGACAAAAGTTGTTGCTCTCTTGTATTAGAAAGGCAGGAGCACTACAACCCAGGCACTATGAATTTTGTGACTGGTGCATCTCCAATGGTGCTCACAAAGGTTTTGCCGACACAGAGATAGAGGATGATTTCGACTCCCAGGTATCCACACTATACCTTGAATGGTACTATGAAACGCAAATCCACAAAGAAAGCAGCGAAGAGAATAATCAAAGAGGCAGCGAAGCATCCTGATCACTACACACAGGACGATGTTGCGTATGCTTTTATGGTTTTGCGTATGATCAAGACCGAAAAGAAACGCAAGAAGGACGCTAGGAAAACTGACCCAGAGTCTTGACAGACGGTGAGGTTTCCCGTAATATAAATAAGTTGACGGGTTACAAATCTTAAACCTTTGTCACACTTGACGCCTTACCGAGACTAAACAGCGTCATTAAATAACAGTCTCTCATACCTGCACTGGAGGGTGGTGCAGGAATATTTTAATACGTCACATCCCTAGTGACCTTACTTACCCTTTTTCAATGTCTAGTTCAACTCTTTCAAGAAATACGCAACAATCTAACTGGGAAGCGTTTTGCTCCTGGGTTACTTCGACTGATAACCGCCTCTATGTGGGTTGGTTCGGCGTCCTGATGATCCCAACACTGTTGGCAGCAACTATCTGCTTCATCATCGCCTTCGTTGGTGCTCCTCCTGTGGACATCGACGGCATCCGCGAACCTGTTGCAGGTTCACTTCTTTACGGTAACAACATCATCTCTGGTGCAGTTGTTCCCTCTTCCAACGCTATTGGTCTTCACTTCTATCCCATTTGGGAAGCAGCAACCCTCGACGAGTGGTTGTATAACGGTGGTCCTTTCCAACTGGTAGTCTTCCACTTCCTGATCGGCATCTATGCCTATATGGGTCGTGAGTGGGAACTGTCTTACCGCCTGGGTATGCGTCCTTGGATCTGCGTTGCTTACAGCGCACCTGTTGCAGCAGCATCTGCTGTGTTCCTCGTTTATCCCTTTGGTCAGGGTTCTTTCTCCGATGCTATGCCTCTTGGTATCTCTGGTACCTTTAACTATATGCTTGTCTTCCAAGCAGAACACAATATCCTTATGCACCCGTTCCATATGCTCGGTGTTGCTGGGGTATTCGGTGGATCTCTTTTCTCTGCTATGCACGGAAGTCTGGTTACTTCTTCTCTGGTCCGCGAGACTACTGAGCAAGAGTCCCAGAACTATGGTTACAAGTTCGGTCAAGAAGAAGAGACGTACAACATTGTCGCCGCTCACGGTTACTTCGGTCGTCTTATTTTCCAATACGCATCCTTTAACAACTCCCGTTCGCTGCACTTCTTCCTCGCAGCGTGGCCTGTTGTTGGCATCTGGTTCACCGCACTCGGCGTGAGCACGATGGCATTCAACCTGAACGGTTTCAACTTCAACCAGTCTATCCTTGATAATTCTGGTAAGGTTCTGCCTACCTGGGCAGACGTGCTGAACCGTGCTGGTCTGGGTATGGAAGTGATGCACGAGCGTAATGCTCACAACTTCCCTCTCGACCTTGCTGCTGCTGAGACCACTCCTGTGGCACTCACCGCACCTGCAATCGGTTGATCTAGGTTACATACAACTTGTTAGGACCCTTCGGGGTCCTATTTTTTTCTCTAATTATGTAAAGTTATGTCTCACGATTTGCTTGAACTACTGACCTACTATGTGATCGTCGCTGTTGTGTTTGTCGGTGCCCCTGGAGTCTTCTTCTTCATCGTCTTTATGCCCGCTCTGCAAAACACCAAGGGACGTATGGTTGGTTACAAAGATCACAAGACATATGGTGACTCGTCCATCTACGAAAATACACCAAGTGATTACAAAGGATACTCCTTACAAATTGGCACAGATCATTCGTGATACTTGGCCACAACTGTACTACTTAAAAGGTTCAAAACAAAATGACAACAAGTACACTAAGAGCACCGACAAGGGGGTGGTTTGATGTTCTCGATGACTGGCTTAAGAGAGACCGTTTCGTTTTTGTTGGCTGGTCTGGACTTCTTCTTTTTCCCACTGCTTATCTTGCTATTGGCGGTTGGCTTACTGGGACTACTTTCGCGACGAGTTGGTATACTCACGGGTTGGCAAGTTCCTATCTGGAGGGTGCAAACTTTCTTACTGCGGCAGTTTCTACTCCAGCAGATGCTATGGGTCATTCTCTTCTGCTTCTCTGGGGTCCTGA